CCATGATTCGCGGCCGTAAATCCAAAAACAAGGACGATGGGGCGGCGATTTCCAGCACACCGCCTCCCAGCCTGACCCCATTGGAGGCGGCTTGCTACACTCGGATCTTGGGCCACATCGGGCACCATGGCCGATGCCGTGCCAGCGATGCCGAGGCCGTGGTTTTGGCGGCCTGTCGGCTTGCCAGGGTGGAGGCGCTCCGGGCCAAGCTGGCGGCGGCCGAGGGCAACCACGGCAACCATTAAGAAAAGGACAAGGCTCATGGAAATCAAGGACATTGCAACGGATCGGGTGATCCCCTACGCAAGGAACCCGCGCCGAAATGATGCGGCGGTGGCGGCTGTGGCGGCCTCCATCCGGGAGTTCGGATTCCGCCAACCTATCGTGGTTGATGAGGATCTGACCGTGCTGGTGGGCCACACCCGCCTCAAGGCGGCGCAGTCGCTGGGCCTTGCCAAGGTTCCCGTCCACATCGCCAAAGGGCTGACCGAAAGCCAACGGAAGGCGTACCGTATCGCCGACAATAAATTGAACGATCTGGCGGTGTGGGACGATGAGATGCTCGCCCTTGAGCTGGTGGATTTGCAGAACGCAAGCTACGACCTGACACTAACGGGATTTGATCCCGCCGAGTTGGCTAAGATGCTCAACCCTCCCACCATTTTGGAAGGTGCCGATCTTGACGAGGTGCCGAGTCCTCCAAAGGTGGCCATTACGAAACCGGGAGACCTGATCACGCTGGGGCGGCATCGGCTGTTGTGCGGGGATTCCAGAGACTTTGGCACTGTCGAAAAGTTGATTGATGGCCGCAAAATCAATGTTGTGTTTACCTCACCACCATATGCGAGCCAACGCAAATATGACGAATCAAGCGGGTTCAAACCGATCAAACCCGACGAGTATGTTGATTGGTTCCGTGATGTGGCCGCCAACATCATGGCGGTGTTGGCTGACGATGGATCTTATTTTCTGAACATCAAACCCAACGCCGAAGGATTGTCTAGGGAACTGTATGTATTTGATTTGGTTTTGGCTCATGTGCGACAATGGGGATGGAATTATTCGGAAGAATTTTGTTGGGAAAGATCGGGTATTCCTCAACAAGTATCCCGCAGGTTCAAAAACCAGTTTGAACCAGTTTATCAATTTAGTCGTGGCGATTGGAAGATCCGCCCAGAGGCCGTTCAACACCCTAGCAAATCAGTCCCAAAAGCAAAAGGCAGAGGATCCGGCGACACCAACGCGGCAAAAAGACAAGGAATTGTTTCCGCCGTAGACGGCAACGAGGTTGTGGAAGGGATGGCATATCCGGGCAATCGGCTGCCTACATTCCAAAGCGAAACCAACGGCCACCCAGCCGCTTTCCCTGTCGGACTACCGGAGTTTTTTATCAATGCCTACACCGATGCAGGTGATGCGATTTACGATCCGTTTATGGGATCAGGATCAACGCTGATGGCCGCAGAAAAGACGGCACGCAATGGGTACGGTATCGAGATTTCCCCTGCCTATTGCGATGTTATTGTGACCCGTTGGGAAACCGCCACCGGACAGAAAGCAGTACGACCATGAACCGCCCACCATTAACCGCCACCGTCGTGGCCGAGGCACTCACCAAATACCATGGCAACATGGCGGCTGCTGCCCGTGCGCTGACCGTCAACCGATCAAGCGTGTGGAAGTTCGTCAAGAAATCTCCGGACCTTACCGCACAAATGGAATCCCTAAAGGAGACCATGCTGGACCACGCCGAGAGCGCACTACAAAAGGCGGTCCTCAAGGGTGAGGCTTGGGCGGTTTGCTTTTTCCTCAAGACCCAAGGCAAATCCAGAGGATACACCAACGCCGGGGCGCATCCTTTGTACGCCGAATTACGGCAGGCCGAGGCCGATGCGCTCGTGTCCTTGGGCCAGTTGCTGCTTACGCCAAGGTCCAGATCGTCCGCAAGGTTGGCAACCGATGACATGGACCCAGCGATTGAGGGTGCCACACCCGGCCAAGCCAAACTCTTGAAGTACCTAGCGTGAAACCAAGCGTCTTATTTGATGCGTTCTGTAAGCAGTTCCTGACCCATACCAAGGGGCCATTGGGCGGAACGCCTTTGGTCCTTGATCGTTGGCAAATGCGGGACATTATCCGCCCGCTATTGGACACTAGGCTACCCGACAAGCGCCGCCAATATCGCCAATGCCTGACCATGGTGCCACGGAAAAACGGCAAAACTACCTTGGCGGCGGCTATTGCGTTGTATTTTCTTTTCGCCGATGATGAGCCGGGGGCCGAGATCCTGAGCGCCGCTTGCGATTCGGACCAAGCGGCCATCGCCTTCGAAATTGCGAAAAAGATGGTGCTTGGCAACCGGATCCTATCCGGCAAATGCAAGGTCTACCGGCGACACATCGAAGCACGGAAGGGAAGCGTTTACAAAGTCATCGCAGCCGATGCCGCTGGAAACTTGGGACAAAATACCTCTACCTTGATCCTCGACGAGGTGTTGACCCAAAAGGATTCGAGCCTTTACGAAGCCCTCCTCACGGGCATGGCGGCACGCTCTCAACCGTTGGCGTTCATGATTTCCACGGCGGGAACGGATCGGGCCAGCCTGTGCTACAACCTGTTCGACTACGCCCAAAAAGTCCGTGATGGTGTGGTAGTTGACAAGGCGTTCCTGCCCGTCCTATATGGCACCGGGGATGATGACGATTGGCGTTCCGAAAAGGTTTGGGCGGCGGCAAATCCGGGCCTTGGCAAGTCGATCTCCCTTGAGTACCTACGCTCCGCGGCAATCGAAGCGGTGAACAACCCCGCAAGGGAAACGGCGTTCCGCCAATTCCACCTGAATCAATGGGTGCAATCCTCGGCACGCTGGATCTCATCCGGCAAGTGGGCCGAGTGCGAAGACCACCCGAACAACCTGACCGAGATCCCGTGCTATGCGGCGCTGGATCTGTCGTCGAGGACCGACCTCACGGCGTTCGTCCTTGCGTTCCCGGTTGCGGATAAGATCCATCTTAAAACTTACACTTGGACAACCTCGGGAATGGTGACAAGTCGGGCCAAGTCCAACCGAATGCGGTATGAGGAGTTCGTTCGAGGCGGTTCCCTTGAGGTTATCCCGGGCGATGTGATTGATTACGAGGTGATTTTGCGGCGAATTGGGGAGATTGCCGATCAATTTGTCATCCGCGAAATCGCAATTGACCCATGGAATGCCGAGTTTTTGGCCCAAAAGCTCGACGCGGCGGGACATAATGTGGTCGAATTCCGCCAAGGCTTCGCTTCCATGAGCCCACCGACCAAGGATTTCGAAGGGGCCGTGCTCCAGGGCAAGCTCACCCATGATGGCAACCCGGTTCTTAGGTGGTGTGTTGATAATGTGGTGGTCGAGAGTGACGCGGCGGGCAATCAAAAGCCGTCCAAAAAGAGGTCCTCCGAGAAGATAGACTGTGCCGTTGCGGCGATCATGGCGTTTGCCCGTGCTCGCCGTGCTGATGCCACTGGGAACGATGGGGCCAGCGTCTACGAGACGCGTGAGATGCTTGTGTTCTAACTTTTTTTCTGAAAATTAAACGCCTATTTTCCCAGTAAAAACGCGCTGGCGTATATATATGCATGGGGAAGGCTCAAGAAAAAAATGGCGTGGCGGTATCGGAGCGGGCGGGCAAAGTCCCGGCCGCACTCAACCAACCCCTTGGCACATCGTTTTTTTCCGCGTCTCTTGCATCCTCTGGCGTTAGCGTCACCGAAACAACCGCGCTGGCCCTTAGCGCGGTGTGGGCCGCCGTGTCCACGATCAGCCAATCAATTGGAACCATGCCACTCCACATCTACCGCAGAGATGGAGAGCGGCGATTTCTTGCCACCGACCTTCCCGAATACGACATCCTCCACGACCTGCCCAACGCCGAGGCACCGGCAGCCGTGGTTCGTTCGGCGCTGGTGGAATCTTCTCTGCTCCATGGCAATGCTTACGCCGAAATTGAACGGGACGATAGCGGGCGAATTATTGCCGTGTGGCCATTGCATCAGGCCACGGTCACACCATGGCGCGACAAAGACGGCGATCTCTATTAT